CCCTTGACGGCCTTTTCCCCATCCCAATACGTCCACTCGCACGCATCATCATAGAGCAGGAGGTACACATCATCGCCCTCCTGTTCGATGTGTTCACTCGTCTCGATCTTGCCTAGCAGGTGAGCTAGATCTTCTGTCTTACACATATTATCCTCTCTTGTTGATTCTGTCGCCGGACCATACGCCGGGACGGTCATTGAATTTGAGGTAGTCATCGTCGTTGTCACCCGAGACGACTGCCCCGATTTCGTCGAGCACCATGTGGTCCACGTTCCACTTGTGGTTCTTGATCTGGCTGAAGTGCGGGTTGTTCTTGAGTCTGTCGATGATCTTGGATCCCTCTTCATATAGTATGTTGCCAAGGGATGAGATGGGCCGTCCTTCATGGTCCAGCTCGACGGTCACCTCGACGTCAATCACAATGCGCCGTCGCTTGGTCACTGACACCGCCCCGTCTGACTCGCCCGGCGATGTAAAGACTGCCGTGTAGCAGTGGCCCGCCGAGCACTCGCACCCCTCGCGCAGGAATGTGTCGAGACTGTCATGGATGGGGAATAACGACCAGTTCGACGAACCAGAGTCGTTATTCACCATGATACGCTCATGGTCCACGAGGTAGAACAATACGACCGAGCGCCGCTCCATGCTGCGCGGAACATCCGCGCCGTTCTCGTACACTGACAACACTATCTCACCCGTTTCCTCGCGCCACGCTTCAGGGATGAAGCGATCCGAGTCATCACCGCACAGCACGTTGTTGCAAGCGTCATCCCCTTCGGGGTCAACCCACTCGCCGTCGCTATCGTCCCACTCCAGCTCTAGCCTGCCGATGTGTCGGTTCACGTTTTCATTTCTCATGTAATGCTCCTTCCACGCCAGGCTCTTTGACCCGAGTGGATGTGATGTGAATATGGGGTCGTGCTTGTGGTATTGCTCCAATGCCTTACAGAAAGTATCCCATGTGCATGGCGGTGGTTTGTGCGGGTCACACCCCATCCTTCGGTTCCTCCGCCAACCAGTATAGTCGGTTGAGTCGGTAGATCCAGAGCCGCTGGATGTGCGACTTGAATGCGTACATATTCTTCATCCCAATGATGGTGTCCGCCCTCGGTAGTCGAGTTAGCTTGTCGGAATAGAAGTCCTTCAAGTGCGGGGATTCATTGAGCAATCCCAGCGCTGTGCTCTTGTCGATCTCCGTGATGCGACGGAACCCGTACCTCAGGTATACGTCTGCGGCCATGATCTGACCGTCATGTAGTGTCTTCATTTGCTACTCCCTGGGGTCCAGTAGACCCTAGTTGAAGGTGAAGTACGATTCCCACAACACAAGCACTGCGTTGAGGTTCTCTCGGTACTTGTTATCACCATGCACGCCCAACGAGGCCAGGTCCTTGATCGCACGGAACTCAGCCGGGAATCGTGGCGGGTTGCAGCCCAGCTTGATGCCGAACTCTGTGAGTGTGCAGTTGTACGACAGTCCAGTGATGGCGATCGTATCCTGCGTGATGTGATGATCCGCCTCGATCTCGCTGTTCTCTGAGATATCAACACCGGCAGCCACACTGCATCCAAGGCCAAGGAAGGCCCCGCTCCCTATCTTGACTCGGTTGCCCACCTTCACGTCCTGCGTGATGACTGCATTCTCCCCGACGAAGGCATACATGCCGATGCGTGACCGCTGGCCAACACGGCAGCCTGCCGAGAGGTGTGCGAAGTGCATCACGTTCGCGTCCGAGTGTATCACCACCCCGGTGCACAGCGTTGCGCTGTCCGTGATGTGGGCGCCAGCATGCACCCTGGCCCCGCTATTGCGCACAGTATACTCAGTATACTTATTGAACATACTATCTCCTAGTTGTTGGGGTCTACTAGACCCTGGTTCACTTCTTCTGGATCAAACCATCGGTCATCGGTGAAGTGTCCGATGCGCTTGACCTTGCAGTGCGAGGCCTCTGCTCGACACGGCTTGCCCTTCAGCTTCATGATGTCATCAACCTTGAATACCTCCATCAGCCCGAGTACCCACGCTGCGAGGTGTGGCGTTGGTCCCCGGTCCTTGTGCGCAAGCATGTATCCACCGAATGATTGACCAGCTCCACCGTAGTCGAGGGTGATGCTGATCGTGACTATGAAGCCCCGCTCCATGTGTATCCTGATGTTCTCTATCGTGGCGTTCTTGATCTCATATTCATCCATGTTAGTACTCTCTCGCCTCACCCATGTCGAGCCTGATTGCCCGTTGCACTCCACGCTTGTCCGATGGTTGGATGGTCCTCTCCTCGATGACGAATTTGCGCTCCTCCTCCTCGTACTCTATCTCAGGGTCGTACCCATCCTTCGAGCTTGACACACGCAGCATCGTCGCAGTCACCATGATGGAGAGCACCTCTCTCCGTTGTGCTGCGGTCATCACACCAGCCCACTGTAGACACAGCTCTCCTCGTGGATCCATGCACAGTCGCACCGATCCATCGTTGAATGCCTCAACCTGGCCGTACTCAGGCCCGTGCAGCAGATCAGTATGCTGATGCCTCCCTCTCTTCGAGAAGATGAGGCCATCGGGCAGCATCCAGCCAGATCTCAGCGAGTGCGAGGTCATGCCTATCTCAATGCTGCGGTCCTGCATCCATTCCAATAGTTCTTTCATGGTCTACTAGACCCTATCCTTCCATCACTCCGATAAAGTACCCGATGAAGGCACCCAGAATGAACGTGGTTGTGATGATGAGGCACCAGTCGATCTTGCGCGCGAACCTCACGTGCTGTCGCCTGTCCCAGCTACTGCGTCCTTGTCTCATGCTAGTTATCCTTGCACGCCAGCTCTTCGGTGACGGCTGCGATGAGGATGATGTCACACTTGGTTGTATCACCAAGCTCGCGTATAAGGGCCTTCATGTCAGCGCTGGCAAAGTATGGGCCCATCGCATCATGCACCATGTTGGGTGATATGTCTCCATCCTGCTCGCACTTAGTGTGCGCCAACTGCAGGCTCGTGACTCCGATGAGCTTGCCGACATAGAAGGACCACTTGAGCTGCTCGTTGCGGTCTAGTGCCTCGGCACCATAGGCCCGGAACGTGGTGTGGAGAGCGTGACTCTCCTTCAGATCAGCCATGTCATCCGAACAGCCGCTTGCGTCGGCGATGTGTGCCGCCATCAGCATGGTTGCAATGATGAGGAGTGGGAATGCCCACGTCCCTCGGTTACGCTTCGGTACTCGTATCTTCTTCATCCTGTTGCTCCTCGTTGGGGTCTACTAGACCCTGAAATTGATACATCACTTGCGCATCAAGGTTATCACCGATGTGTTGCGCGAAGATGAGGTCCTGAAAGTGACCAGCTGCGCGCAGTAGGTCGATCAAGTGCTCTGCCTCCTGCTCTGAGAGCATGATGCTGAACGGTGCTAGCTTTTGTCGTGGCATACTTCATCCTTCCGGCCCAGATATTTCCTGAACCTGCAGTTGGCGCAGTGATGGTACGCAACCTCACCATCAGTCCACACGTAGGGTAGCTGCTTGTGTCCGCACTGCGAGCACGTCCAGCGTTCAATCATGTCGTTCAGCGGCATCATTCTTCCCAACCTCCCGGTACCACGAACATGTCCCCAAGTATGCCCATCCCCATGAGGGTGAACACGGCGAACATGACTCCGAGGTAGACGATGAAGCCCTTCTGTTCGATGGCCCACAACCTGCGGGCGATGGCGACTACGATCTGTCTTATCATGACGTTCCTTCCATGGTCTACTAGACCCTAGTGTTCGTATTGATAGTAGTCAAGGTCGGCCTGGCGCTTGCGCTCCGCCTCCTCAGCCTTCAGCCTCGCCTTGCGCGGGTCCTCGTAGCCCTTCAGCTCGCAGATCTGGCGCGCGATACCCCGGGGCTTGCCGTCATCCATTCGGTCGGCCACGCACGAATTGTAGCTCGTGCACACTCCGAAGAAGCAAGCTGCGCTCGCGTCTCCGGCTAGCGTCAGAGCCAGTAGCAGTACGATACTCTTCATGACGTTCCTTTCATGGTCCAGTAGACCCTGAGTTTTTCGTAGATCTCTCCGACGACGTTGATCGCGATTACGGGCGCGAACATGACAATTAGCACGTTGACGTAGGACGGGAAGCCCAAGCTCCACAGTGCGTCGAACACCAACACAAGCGCATACATGGGGAGGTAGACCGGTATAAGAATCGTGGCAAGTAGTATCTCACCCATTTGGTTGCTCCTTTCAGGGTCTACTAGACCCCAAGAATAAGGGCGATGACGGAGGCCATAAACGCTCCGGCGCACAGCCCCACGATCATGCCGCTGTTGAATCCGCTCGCATACTCACGGCCAGCTTTGATACTGGCCAGCTCGTCCATGGGCATCTGTAGCGACTCTCGCCGCTGTACTTGTCGCCTACCGAAGGCGGTCCGCCGCTCTCGGCCAGGCCTGTTCTGAGTCACGTTGCGTTCTATCCGCGTGCCCGTGTTGAAAGTGTAAACCATCTGATTACTCCTCGTTCTAGCGTATTGCCAGATGAGATACCGCCAGGGTCTAGCAGACCCTAGCGATACCACTATCTGTCAATCCAGCTTAGCCGTTGACTGCGGCTGCCTTCTCGTCCGAGATTGAGGCCAGGAAATCCTCGATCACGTTGCCCGTTTCCTCGTACAGCTCAGTGACGTCAACGTCGCCGCCTTTGGCCATCTGGATCAGGAACATGGCCACCAACTCAGCCGGTGACCGCGTGCTCGGAGCGTCCGTGCCTTCGATCGTCTGAGTTACCAGCTTTGCTTTCTTCGCGGCCACTTTGGCCTGCTTTGCCTTCCGATTCTTGGTTGCCGTCACCTTGCCAGCGGCGGTCTTCTTGTAGTAGAACCGATCCCAGAGTACTCCGTTCACAAGGCTTTCATCCTTGAGGAGCTTGAGAAGTCCGGCGCCCGTTGGTTCGAACCCGAGGGCCTCGTACTCTTCATTCCCAAGGAACCGAGTCACGTAGACCTTGAGATCCTTCTCCAAGTTGGCCACTTTGGCATGCCGCGACACCGGCCAGTCCCCGAAGGGCGTGTCCGCTGCCTTGGCGTCTGCCTTGTCCGCCGCAATACTAGCCTTGACAAGAGCCCGCTTGAATGCGCCTGTTGATTCCTTGCCTGCAGCCATGCAGACCTTGTATTCGTCCGCGATACCCGCAGCAAAGAACCCGTTGGCATTCAATCCTTTAGCCGCAGTGGCTCGGAAGGTATTGAGGGCGCTGACCGTCTTGGAATTCAATTCGTAAGTATTTGACATGTTGTAGTTTCCATCCGTTGAGGTCTACTAGACCCCAACAGCGAGGCCAGTCAGAATTGACTGGACACTCATGGTCCCCGAAGGGACCGATAACACCCCCGCAGGGGCTGAAGTGCAGCGCTGAAGCATGCACGTTAAATCCGCCCACTGTCTCGTGGGGCTTGGTGAGTCTAAGCTACGCTAGCACAGCTTGCGCCGGTCCGCAATAGCGGCGGCACGCTTCCAGTGTGAGCGCATTTTTCTACTGACAGCCCATGACCACTTAGAAAGCGGGCCTCGTTCGTGGGGGGCTGAGATGAGTCGTTCTATCCAATCGGCGCGAACCTCGGGCGGTAGCTCCTCAAGGATGGGGCCGTAGCGCTTGAACACATCGGGCATGGAGAGTCGTTGCTGGACGGCATAGTCAGCGCGATTCTCGGCGGCCCTCTTGCGCTTGCCGTCCCTGTCATTCTTACCCTTGACCCGCATGGTCTGCCTTGTCCGATTGCGAACGTTCGGCTTGACCTCTATACAGAGGACCGTGCCGGATGCATGCTCGGAGAGCAAGGGCGAATCGGTGGAGAGAGTCAAGTGGCGCATGTCAAGAGAGTAACCTACTAGAGCCAGATGGTTCACGTTATTATAAGATAGTTTGAGGGCCACTGCCCGTGGGGATACTTGCGTGCTAGTGGACCGTCCCTAATAGACCTAGAGGCCCACGCCTGCGGGGATTCATAAGTAGGCAAGTCCTCTGTGCTGGGACTTATGGTAGGGTAGGTACCCTAGGCACACCTCCGAGAGTCGTCGCTCACAGAGGATCGTAGGGCTCTGCATCAGTGCATTCGAATGGATCAATACACCCCTGGGGCGTGCCTTGTGTTCGGTTAGAGGGAGCGATTGAGTAGGGTCTAGCGGACCGCGAGAGGGAGAGCAGGGGGGCTCGGAATAGTACTTCGATAGTTCCAAAGGCATCGAAATGAGCAGGCTTGGCATGCGGATTGCATGGTTTTCCCCCGGGGACGGATTGTTCCCCCGGGAAATGCCCCGAGGGGGGTGCCCCCCCTTTGTGTGGGCGCGCGCGCCTGTAAAGTACGTATTATTCCACTCAAAACATTTTTCAAAATATCATATAAACTATTTTCACAAACAAATATAGGGGTACTTGACAACAAAACTCCCCAAGTGGCACAAGAATGTGCTATCCTACAGGTGAAGGAGCACAGGAGAAACAGGGCACTACAGGCAAAACAGCTTGCGCAACAGGAACAGCCGGATCGCGACTGAACCAACAAGCAATCAAGGAAGGTGTCCCTTCGGGACGAAGAGTGTCTTGCTTGTTCCAGAAGAGCAGAAACAGGAGGTATGAACTCCTGAACTCCTGATAGGGGCAGGGAACTCGCCTCAAGAATGATATGGATGAGATCGGCATCGAGCAGGAGGCAGAACAGCCGAGAGTGTTCATGAGAGCAGTGCTCCGGGCATGGATTCGGCCGGTGCAGCAAGGAAGCAATCCCGACAAGGTTTGGGGGAGGGCTGGTTACAGCTAAGTGGAGTGAGGGTAGATTCCCGATCTTCCGGGGGCAAACGGATTGAAGGCCGGAGCCCTCTGAGAATACCGGTCCTCCCCTACCGATTTACACAGCCCTTGTAGCTCAGCTGGCCAGAGCGGCTGCCTTGTAAGCAGCGGGTCGGGGGTTCGACTCCCTCCGAGGGCTCCAGTGATTCAAAGAAGTGGAAAGACATACGGAGGAAGCAGAAGATGAGTGCAGAGGATATGTGGGGGAGGGGCATGAGCCCGAACGAGATGCATGAGCTGGGAAGCGACTTCTTTAGCGGGAAGAGCAATCTCTCCCCTGGGGAATGCGACCAACTCGGCCATCAGTGGCAGATGACATCTGAGATATGCAGGCGGCTGGACGCACTGGCCAACGATGACAAAGGAGCCACTCTTCTGTGGATCCTGGCGGGCGCCGTATCGGGGGTGGCCTTCGCGGCCCTCTTCATCCGGTTCTTCCTCGTATGACATGGCGGTCGCACTAAACCGGCTTGGCCACTGCGGGTACGTCCTCCTCTTCTACGGCCAATGGCTGCTCACCTCAGGGGATCCTGACGGGTGGCTCTTTCGGCTGGCAGGGGAATGTATCTGGTTCTCGATCGGGGTGGCCATGAGAATGAACTCGATCTGGATGTGGGGAATCGTTGGAGTGCTCATTGAGACGGCGGGCTACGCGAAATGGGTCACGTCGTAATCGTGGCGCCCGTGCTATCCTGTACCTCAAGGAGGTACTGTAAATGCGTGAAATTTTGATCAGTATCGTGAATAAGGGGCAATATAATGTTCGAACATGAAATCAAGACTGCTCCCCCCGGCAGTGACAGACTGGCCAGCTTCGTGGTCGCCCAGGGGATCGTCAATGCCCTGAACGGTATCGAGGACGGCCTCCACGAGATTCGGGTGTATCTGGCCCGGCAGGCTTCGGCCAAGCCAAAGTGCGAGGTAGAGCAGCCGACTCCGATGCCCGAAGCCGGAAAGCTGGCGCCCGTAGAGCCCTTCCCCCACTTCGACTCAGCGAATGAAAAGACCGGCCCTGTGCCGAACTCTACATTCATTGGTGACGCCCCGACCACTCAAGAGGTAGAGGCAGCAGTTGAGGAAGAGGACGAGTACGCCGGAGCTGGCGCCGCAGTCGTAGAGACCTTCACGCGGAATACGGCGGACGGAGGACTGTGAGATGGACTGGTGCGCGATCTGCGGAACACCCCTCGATCTCTTCGAGCTGCTCAACTGGAGCCTGGACCAGATAGGGTCAGAGCATTTCTGCGACGATTGCCGGGAAGACGAAGAGTTGATGGAGGAGTATATATTCAATGAGTAGTGGTGACGGCTACGAAGGCGGCATGTCTTGGGCATGGATGGCGGCAGCCATGGGGCGCCCCCTGTCGGCGAGGATCGAAAGCAATGAGTGGGAAATCACGGAGGAGGTGAGCGTGGCGAATTTGGGAGGACCGTTCGATGAGTTTATTCAGCTGGCTACTGAGCGATGGCAAAAGGGAGTTGATGAGTATCGTGGCGGGGATGAGAGCATCCCTTTTTCTGGCGACCCTCTCCTAGAGGGACAGGAGGAGTGTGCCGACCTCTATGCGTATTCAAAGGAAGCCCTGAGCCAGGGCCTGTGTTCCGAGACGGAATCAGACCAGCTCAACTGCTTCGCGTTCGACGCCTACAAGCTGATCGTGCGGATCAGAGTGGCGAACATCAAAAAGCAAGCGGACGCCGATAAACGGGCCCTCAGGGATGAGCAGGCGCGACAGGCTGGGCTTGTAGTACAAGAAGGGTAGCATGAAGGAAAAGAAGAAGCTGACTCCCCCGAAGAAGGGCCCCAAGTCCAAGAAGCCCAAGGTGAAGAAGGACAAGAAGAAGCTGACGGAAGCAGAGAAGAAGCGAGCAGCCAAGGAAGCTAGCAAGGGGCGCACGCCCGTCAAGAAGAAGGGCACCTATCGTTTCTAATGGATTTGAAGGATCTGCAAGACAAGCTGGAACGGCTGCACGAACTACCGTCCGATGTCCTCGACGAGGTAACTCATCTTGCCGAGCGCATCGCCGAGTACGACAAGCGGGAAACCGCGCAGACCAAGTTTCTCCCGTTTGTGAAGCAGATGTGGCCGCAGTTCATCGAGGGCTCGCACCACCGTATCATGGCGGACGCCTTCGAACGAGTGGCGTCCGGCAAGCTAAAGCGACTCATCATCAACATGCCACCCCGGCATACCAAGTCAGAGTTCGCCTCTCACATGTTGCCCGCGTGGTTCCTCGGGCAGTACCCGGACAAGAAGGTGATTCAGTCTTCGCATACTGCGGAGCTTTCAAAGACCTTCGGCCGGAAGGTGCGCGATCTTGTTTCGTCTGCGGAGTACCGACAGGTCTTCCCGGACGTCGCACTGAAGAAGGACAGTACTGCTGCCGCCCGCTGGGAAACGAACCACAAGGGGGAGTACTTCGCTGTTGGTGTTGGCGGTGCTGTTGCCGGTAAGGGCGCGGATCTCTACATCATCGACGATAGCGTCTCGGAACAGGAGGGCATGAAGAATGACCCCAAGCAGTTCGAGGACGTGTACGACTGGTACGAAGCAGGACCCCGTCAGAGACTCCAGCCCGGTGGCGCGATCATCATCGTAGAGACCCGCTGGAACAAGATGGACCTGACAGGCAGGGTGATCAAGAAAGCCCAGGAACGAGATGGTGTTGATGACTGGGAAGTCATCGAGTTTCCTGCGCTTCTCGATGATACCCCGGGACAGGAGCGTGGCCTATGGCCGGGGTTCTGGTCCGTCGAAGAGATGCTGGCCATCAAGAATGAGATCAGCCCGTTCCGTTGGAACGCACAGTACATGCAGTCTCCGTCCTCGGAAGGGACGGCGCTAGTAAAGAGGGACTGGTGGCAGCTCTGGGACAAAGAGAAGCCACCGGAATGTCAGTTCATCATTCAATCATGGGATACCGCGTTCACGAAAGATACTCGATCAGACTACTCCGCCTGCACTACCTGGGGCGTGTTCTACACCACTAGCTCGGCGGGAGCACAGCGACGATCCGCTGCGAATCTAATCCTCCTAGATGCGTACAAGGGTCGCCTGGAGTTCCCCGATCTAAAGGACATGGCATACCAGAAGTATATGCAGTACACACCGGATATTCTGGTGATCGAGGGTCGAGGCTCCGGCCTCTCCTTGATCCAAGAGCTTCGTGAACGCGGCCTCATGGTTTCATCCTACACCCCGTCTCGTGGCGAGGACAAGTTCGTTCGCGTCAATGCGGTAACCGACATGTTTCGGTCTGGCATCATCTGGGCGCCTGACACTGCGTGGGCGGCAGAGGTGATAGAAGAGTTCGCGGACTTCCCGGGCGCTCACGACGATCTCCTTGACTCCTCAACCCAGGCCCTGATCAAGTTCAGGCAGGGCGGACTGATTCGCCTGGCCACTGACTTTTACGATGACGAAGATTTCCAAGAGATCGACGCATCAGGATACTACTAAGGAACCCAAATGGCAATTGACCGACCCCTTCAGACTCCAGGCGCTTCGGCGGTACCTGATGGTCCCGGCGTAGAAGTAGAACTGATGGACACGTCTCCTGTGAACGGAGACTTCGAAGTCACAGAGATGGATGACGGCGGCGCGGAGGTTGACTTCGATCCCAGCAATGTGGATCCTATCGGGCAATCCGATATCCCGTTCGATTCCAACCTCTCTGAGCACATGGACGAGAACGATCTGAGCGCTCTCGCCTCCAAGCTCATCCAACTGTACGAGAAGGATGAGAACGCGCGCAGCGACTGGAAGGACACGTACAAGGATGGGCTCGACATGCTCGGCCTCAAGGTCGAAGAGAAGACTCAGCCCTGGAAGGGCGCCTGCGGCATCACGCATCCCCTGCTCGCGGAGGCGGTTGTTAGGTTTCAGAGCCAGCAGATCGGTGAAATGTTCCCGGCGTCGGGTCCTGCCCGCACAAAGATTGTCGGCAAGGAGACCCCGGAGCGTCTGAAGCAGGCCGAGCGCGTCAGCACCCAGATGAACTACATGCTGACCGAGGAAATGGAAGAGTATCGAGAGGAAACGGACAAGCTGCTCTTCAGCCTCCCTCTCGCAGGCTCCTGTTTCAAGAAGACCTACTACGATCCAAACCTCAAGCGTGCCGTTTCAGAGATGGTACCGGCGGAAGACCTCTGTGTTGGGTCGGGCACGAAGTCATTGAAGACCTGTCGGCGCCTAACACACATCAACAACACCGATCCGAACGATATCAAGAAGCTTCAGCTTGCGGGATTCTACCGTCAGACCGAACTTGACAGGCCGATCCCGGAAATTGGTGAGGTTCAGGAGAAGAAAGAGGAGATCGTAGGCGTCACGGGTACGTACGAGGACGGCGAGCTACTTACACTTCTTGAGGTACACGCGGATATCGACCTTGAGGGATTCGAGGACTATGCGGATCTTGATTCGACGCTTCCTGCTGGGACCCCAACCGGCATCGCGCTTCCCTACGTCGTCACTATAGATAAGGCCAGACGTTCGATCCTCGGGATTCGGCGAAATTGGCTGGAAGACGATACAGAAAAAAAGCGGCGCAATCATTTTACACACTATCAGTACATTCCGGGCCTTGGCTTTTACGGACTTGGTCTGATTCACTTGATTGGTGGCATCGCTCGCGGTTCGACTTCTATTCTTCGTCAACTTGTGGACTCCGGTACGCTTTCGAACTTGCAGGGCGGCTACAAGGCTCGCGGATTGCGGGTCAAGGGTGATCAGACACCTCTTGCACCGGGCGAGTGGCGGGATGTTGACGTCCCCGGAGGAAAAATCTCCGACAGTCTCTTCCCAATGCCCTACGGGGAGCCGAGTAACGTACTATTCCAGCTCCTTGGTACCATTGTAGAGGAAGGGAGGCGATTTGCAAGCCTCACTGACGTAAATATCTCCTCGATGAACAATGAGGCGCCCGTTGGGACCACTTTGGCGCTCCTTGAACGCAATTTGAAGGTCATGACGGCCATTTCTGCGCGAATTCATGCTGCTTTGCGCTCCGAGTTGAAAATACTCGCCTCAATTGTAAAAGACTGGTATCCAGCGTACCTTTTTGAGACAGATGACGAGAGCGCGGACCTGAAAGCCGACTTCGACGACAGGATTGACATCCTGCCCGTCTCTGATCCGAATTCTTCGACCATGGCGCAGCGAATCATGACCTACCAGACCGCTTTGCAGCTCGCCGAGCGCGCACCGCAGATCTACAAGGGTCTTGACGTGCTGCATCGCCGAATGTTGGGCGCCTTGGAGATTCAGGACATCGACGAGATCATTCCGAGCGAGGAAGACATCCAACTGCTCGACCCCGTCTCTGAAAACATGAATATCATGAACGGGATCCCCGTCAAGGCCTACATGGAGCAGGATCACGAGTCGCACATCGCAACACACATGATGGCAGCCCAGGATCCGAAGATCATGCAGCTGATGGAGCAGAATCCCGGCGCAGGCGCATTGCAGGCGGCTGGTATGGCCCATGTCATCGAGCATGTGGCATTCAAGTACCGGGCGGACATGGAAGAGAACCTCGGGGTGCAATTGCCGCCCCCGGACGAGGCACTGCCCCCGGAAGTGGAAGTTCAGCTCTCTGGGCTCATCGCTCAGGCCGCAAACCAGCTATTCAACCGGTCCTCTGCGGAGATGGCCGAGCAGGAGCAGCAGCAGAAGCTGGAAGACCCGATCATCCAAGATCAGCTCGCAAACACCGAAATCAAGCGTATGGAGGCCGAAACAAGGGCAAAAACGGCCGAAGACAAGACGGAGATCGAGATTGCCAAGCTGGTGCAGAAGCAGGAGCTTGAGGTCGATCAGCGGGATCAGGACCTGGCTATTGCGACCGAACGCATCCGAGCGCAGCTCCTTGGGGACATGCTGGAGGCGGCAAGCCGCACAGAGCAGATCGAGTCCACTCAAAACATCAAGGTTGCTGAATTCATCATGAAGCAGATTGAAATGGAGGAGGATGGCGTGAGAGACGCGCTGACAAAGAACGCAGCCGAGAGCAAGGGTGATCTAGCGGCACTGGTCAAGATCATCAACGCCAACGCGGCAAGGAGGGGATAAGTGAAATTCATCTTCGATGAAATCTTGAACAAGCTGACCGAACGCCTGGATGTGCATATCGACGCACTGTCGCACGGTACGCCGGAATCGTTCGAGCAGTACGCAGAGATGGTTGGAACAATAACAGGCATCCGGCTCAGCATTCAGGAAGTGGGTGATGTGCAAGAGATGGTCACAAAGCAAGAGGACGAGTAATGGCAACAAAGAAAAAGGCAGCGTCCAAGAAAAAGGCCCCCGCCACGCCCAAGAAGAAGACCTTCTGGGAAAAGTTCTCGGCCCTGGGCAACGAGCCTAAGAGCCAAGATGGAGAGCCGGGCAACCGGAACGCGGCAAAGCAGATGCCTGACCGCAAGAGGGTAGTGAAGAAGAAGGCAGCAAAGAAGAAGGCAGCAAAGAAGAAGGCAGCAAAGAAGAAGTAGCAACAAGAGGGCAACAACGGCAACCTCCCCCGAATGCCGTTTGCAAACATAGGAGGCACGCAGAGTGTCAGCAGCAACAGCAGGTGTTGCATCGTATTCCGATAAGGCGTACGGCAACACAGTGAAAGCAAGCCAGCTCCCGGTACCGACTGGATATAGAATCCTCGTCGCACCGAAAGAGGTGGAAGAGAAGACGAAGGGTGGCATTGTCATCCCGGGCGAGCGCGTGGATAAAGAGAACGATGCGAGCATTGTGTTCTGTGTCTTGAAGCTTGGAAGTGACGCATACGCGGACAAGGCCAAGTTTCCTGATGGAGCCTGGTGCAAGGAGGGTGATTGGATCATCCTGTCTTCGTATGCTGGTACGCGATTCGGCGTACACGGCATGGAGTTCCGCATCATCAATGACGACACCGTACTTGCGGTGATCGACGATCCACGGGCGGTTACACGAGTATGAGCGATCTGAACGACGAAGAAGGACAGGACAACGAGACGTCCCCACTGGACAATCAGTTCAAGGTGGGCGAGTACGAAATCGAAGTAGTCGATGAACGTGCGCCGGAAGACCAGAGGGAGCCCGGAACGGAGGCCCCCAATGAGGACGGTGACCCCACGGACGAGGAGCTTCAGGCTGTTTCGGCTCGTGTACGCAAGCGGATTGACAAGCTAACCTTCAAAATCAACGATGAACGTCGTGGTCGAGAAGCGGCAGAGCGCATGCAGGAGGAGGCGATTCGCTTCGCTCAGGCACAGCAGACAGAGAATGGTCAGCTGCGTACGCTCATGGCGGAGGGCGAAAACGTCCTCGTGAGCGAAGTCCGGGAACGGACCAAGGGCGCAGTCGTAGCGGCTCAGCAGGAGTACCAGGCGGCTGTGGAGGAGGGTGACCCCGCTCGACTCGGAACCGCTCAAATGGCTCTCAATCGAGCACAGATCGAAGAGCACGAGGCGGAGTCCTACACGCCGTCAGTCCCGGTACAGCCAGGGCAGACGCCGACACAGACCCAGCCAGGACCGGTTGAGCAGGCAGCTCAGCAGCTCCAGGCTCCTGCGGTCGATAGGGACTTCGAGAGCTGGAAGGGACGTAACGAATGGTTCGACACAGACCTTCCTAAACGCTCGTACGCTATGGCAATTCACGAGGAAATGCAGAATAATCAAAATAGTTCTGGCGTAATTGTAGGAAGTCCAGCATACTATATAGAAATCGACAGACGAATGTCTGCGGTCTTTCCCGCAGACGCAGGGAGTGAGGGCACATCGGAGCCCGCTGCCACTCCCGCCCCGACCGTGGTCGCACCATCCTCTCGCCAGTCCGCTGGCAGTGGATCTCCACGCAAAGTGCAGCTGACCGAAACACAGGTGTCTCTCGCGAAACGCCTGAACATTCCACTGGAGGTCTATGCCCGTGAGACCCTGAAGCTGGGTGACAGCTGATGGCAATCGACGACATGGCAGACCTGTACAAGGACAAAGCTCCTAGTACCAAATCCAAAGCGGCCCCCAAGAGAGAGGCCAAGGAGACTCCAGTGGAAACCAAAGAAGACAACAATTCGCGCACACCCCGTGATCTGGAAGACAGAGAACACACTGAACGTGAGATGGTATGGAAGCCTTCGCGGCTTCTTCCCGATCCGAATCCCGTACATGGACAAGACTTCAGGTACGTTCGGGTTTCGTCAGGTGGGACAGTGGACAACATGAACCACTCTCAAGCCCTGCGTGACGGATGGGAACCTGTTACGGCCGAAGAGTGCCCCGAACTGGGCATGGTCGTATCTGATATCGGTCACGCCGAAGGCAATGTTGTCTTTGGCGGGATGATGCTTTGCAAGCGTCCCAGTCACATCGGAGACCAAATCCGATTGATTGCAGACGAGCAGAGCCGTATCCAAGTCGATGCAGTTGACAAGGGCTATCTCAGCGATCAAAACGCCACTATGCGGAAGTTTTCAGAGAAGCATACTGACGTTTCTTTTGGCAAGAAGTAGGTAGCGACGAGGTACGTCGCGTTTCTTCTTGGCGCGAATAAAGGATACACACTATGGCTAGCGAAGGAGGCTTTCGAGTCTACTCAAGCGCAGGCGTAGGAGCGGGCTCAGCCCCGACTCTTCCGTACAAGATTGCCAGTGCCGAATCTACGGACATCTTCGAGGGCGACCTCGTCAAGATGGTAGATGACGGCTCAGTGGTTGCCATGTCGGCAGTCACGAACGTGGCGATTGTTGGTGTCTTTGTTGGTTGTGAATATACGAATGCGGACGGACAGCGAGTCTGGTCGAACAAGTATACTTCCACGATCACCCAGGACGACTCAGTTGCGTTCGTAAACGTGAACCCGCACCAGATCTACAAGGTCAAGTGCGCGGACTCGGATGTGGACACCACGATCACCCGCACGGAAGTTGGACTTCGGTTTGACGTCGAATTCAATGCGGGCAACGCCACGACCGGAATGTCCGGTCAGGTTCTCGATACAGGCACTTCTGGTGCCACGACTGTTGCCAACATCAAGGTTGTCGGCGTTATCAACGAGGACGGTACTGACGGCGCGAAGGGCGCGGTCGGCGCCACTTTCACCCATGCTCTGGTCATCATTGACCCCGATATTTCGATCTTCGGTTCGAGCGCAGGCATCTAAGGAAAGGAGAGTAACTCATGGCAATCTCACGAGCGCAAATGATGAAGGAACTCCTCCCGGGCCTGAATGGCTTGTTTGGGTTGGAGTACAAGGAATACGCAGACGAGTGCGTCGCGATCTACGGATCGCCTGAATCTTCGGGACGTAGTTTCGAAGAGGAAGTGAAGCTCACGGGCTTCGGTGCGGCTCCGGTCAAGAGCGAAGGCTCTTCGATCGCGTACGACAGTGCGGGCGAGAACTACACGGCTCGTTTCACGCACGAAACTATCGCGATGGGTTTTGCGATCACAGAGGAAGCTGTCGAAGATAATCTCTACGACGCTCTCTCCGCGCGATACACAAAGGCCCTCGCACGCGCGATGGTTCACACGAAGCAGACCAAGGGGATCTTCCCTCTGAACAATGCCTTCGCCACAACCAACTTCAGTGCTGGTGACGGGGCTGCGCTCTGCGCCTCCCGTTCTCTCGCTGGCGGCGGAACTGTGACGAACGTCCTGGCCACTCCGGCTGATCTCTCTGAGACCAGTCTTGAGCAGGCTGCGATCGACATTGCTGCCTTCACGGATGAGCGTGGCCTTCTGGTCGCGGCGCTGCCCAAGCGGCTCATCATCCACAGCAACAACCAGTTCACTGCTGCACGTATCCTCAAGTCCGATCAACGATCGGGAACTGCGGACAACGACCTCAATGCGCTGCGTACTTCGGGAACCGTTCCTGAAGGACACTTCGTCAACCACTACATCACTTCGGCAAACAGCAAAAACTGGTTCCTGATCACTGATGTGCCGGATGGCATGAAGCACTTCGAGCGCGTTGCTCTCCGTACCGACATGGACGGCGACTTCGACTCGGGCAATGTTCGATACAAGGCGCGGGAACGATACTCGTTCGGCGTTTCGGACTACCTTGGTATCTTTGGTAGTGGCTCTGTCGTCTAAGGACGAAAGCAACTTCTAACCAAGTATGGGGGGGAGTCATCCGACTCCCCCCTTTCCGAGGCACCATTGTCAATCAGACCCACATCGCCAGCAGACCGCCAATTCATGGACGCCATTCGCCAGGTAGAAACTGGCGGACTCGATGACCCATGGATTAGGACCAAGGCTAGCGGCACTGGATCGTCCGCCTATGGACCGTATCAGGTGACCAAGGGGTTGATCGACGGCGCACTCAAAGATGACTCGTACAAGTTTGACAGAGAAGAAATAGCCGTCCTTCGCAAGCTATCGAAGCAGCAGAAGGAGGCGCTCAGGATTGGTGGAAGCGACAGGCGTCGCTACGAGGGCCAGCTGTCCAGTGAGCATTTGAACCGATTTGATTACGGTGGATCATTTGATTTCACCGATGCAGAGAAGGTCGTCCTCCTGAGAGCACAAGAGAAGATGCTCAAGAAGAATCTCTTGGACTCAGGTGGAGACTATGACGAAGCCGCCAAGCGATGGCACGGCGGCATAGCCTGGGAACAGGAGTCTGAGAAGAACCCGGATCCGTCGGCACACATTGCATACGCAGAGAAGGTGCGGGCAGTGAAGGGGCCACAGATATCCAGGGATCCTCGACCGAAGGCACAGCCCAAACCAGCACCTGAGCCCCAGAGGGCTCCTGCGCGCGAGTATGGCAGCATCGTCCCCGAATACGTGGACCCCAACCCCCCGACCCCACTTGAGGGCC